TCAGCCCGATCAAGGCAGCGGTGGTTCTATTGAACGCGTAGCCTATACCAATGATTCAGATCCAATTTCTCGCGTGGAACTTATTCCGGCGCCAGCGGATTATGTAGGTTATCGTGGATTAAATGTTACGATGTTTCCTGGCTTTGGCGACCCACCAGTAGTCATCACGCCAACCGAACCAATTCCAAATCCAGTTCCGCCGCCGGTCATTACACCGCCGGTTGTACCGCCACAACAAAACCCACCGCCTCCAACTGTTGCACCACCACGATATATCAATCTTGCCGATGTGGTGGTTTTGGATGCATTGGTCATCGACCGTCAGTATATTAAGGGCAGTTTGCGTAATATTGCGCCGGCGAAATTTAATGTTCGTAATACTTCGTCGGAAGTGGAAGTTCAAGTTGCCTTATCGGGTCTTGCTGGTGTAAGTTTCGATCCAGCTAACTTTACGCTAGCAAAGAACGGTATACAGGAAATCACTGTCAACTTTGATGTGCCGACGATTGACGGTTTGCCAGAAGGCATCAACACAGTTAACGCTGCTATTAATCTAAACAGCAATACCGCTGTGTTTGATCCATTACCTCCACCACCAGCGCCAGTTCCTCCTGCGCCGCCAGTGCCGGTGCCAGCGCCAATTCCACAACCAATTCCACAGTTGCCGCCTACGGTAATTGAAACATTGCCACCGCCACCTACGGCAGAGATTCCATTGGTTCAAATTAGAAATAATGACGATTTCCCAAATCCGCCGGTATTAATTTCTCAACCGGATGAACCGCCAGTTATCGTTCCACCGGGTGATCCAACGCGTAGATTCCCAGATATTCCAGTGGTGGTAAATCCAGCGCCGCCGCCAGTATTAACTCCGTGGGTTGACGGCACAGGTGCGGGTGGTTTGAATTACGGTACTCCGCCGGCTGGATGGGTCCAAGATCCATTTGGTGGTGCTTGGTATCCGTCAAATGATCCGTTTGTTCAGAGAGATTTTGATCGTGCAGCACGACCGGGCACTATCGTCTCTGCAATTGATAACAGCCGTGGAACTTTTGATCCAAATCCAATTACGCCGGTGACCATTGCGCCGCCGGTGTTAATTGCTCCGCCGCCTGATTTGTTGCCTCCGCCGCCACCAGAACCGCCAGCTCCACCACCGCCATATATTCCGCCACAGGATACATTCTTCAGTGGTGGTGGCGGTGGAGGAGATAACAGGTTCTTTGAAGATGGCGGTGGCATCAGAGACTTACAAACTGACTTCATGATCTAATGGAACCAACACCAAAATTCGTTCTTGATTACATCCAGTTCCTCAAGAAATTTTACAAGACATACCCAGTAGAAACGGCCGCGAGATTTAATTTTCCGGCTGGTGAAATTCCACGCTTTAGACTAGAACCTTATTTTCAGTCTGATCGTGGATGGGCCGTCTTGCATCTTGAAGAATCCACAGGTCGTAGTCTTTTAACAGAATTTATTGATCCACCAATTGCACAAGATTCAGCACTACCGCCGTTACAGTTTGATCCGGGCGTGCCAATTGTTGTGCCAAAGTATGCGCCGCCGGAAGGATACTTCGTATTAATTGTAGAGAACGAAGGTCTGCCTGCTGGCTATGCTGCTACTACAACAGTTCAAATTCGAACACTTAGTAATAGTTTAGCTGTTACTGGTGGTGGTGCTGGATTTAATGTGCCATTCCGCGGTCAATACGAATTGCCTGTTCTAGGCACCTCACCGTTGATTCTCGGAGATGCACAACAACTTCGATACGACTTCTCAGCAACGAGTCGAGTTAATACTTTAGTTGGTGAGTATGAAGCGGTTGGTCCGTTCTATTCTATTTTCCCGAAGTCTGGTGAATTGCATAGAACGAAGATTAAGTGGGTGAAGTCTGATCCATTCATTCCACCACCGCCACCGGCAGAACCACCAAAGCCGCCAACGCAGTTGCCGCCGGAACCGACGCCGAAGCCGACATTACCAATTCCAACACAGCCTGTGCCGCCAATCCGTGGCACAAGTCAAGTTGGAATTGTTCAAGTACAAACACAACCGATTTTTTATCCGTCAACGACGCCACGTAGACCGTTGCCGTTGCCTCCGGCGCCTAGTTCTGTAAAACTTACGAAGCCATTCAAAGATCCGGATAATTCATATCGTGCAACGAGTGTGCAGCAAATGTTTAGTTTTACACCGGAACCAAATTCTCGTGCTATCATTTACAGCATCGGTGTTCGTCCGGACACGATTCGTCCAACAACTTATCGTATTCGTAACAACACACTAAACACGCAACTTCGATTTACTTTCAAAGTGCCTGAGTTCTTGTTTCTTGATGTGCCTAACATCATGATTATGAATCCACAACAGGAAACCTTGGTGACAGTATCATTCAATGAAAATAACGCTCGTGAGAAGTCATTGACACGAACTCGTTTCTATTCCGATACATTTGAATGGGATGTTGAACCAATTGAAGTTCGAGGTCCAGTATATATTGCTCGTAGTTTGCCACCAGTGGTGTATAGCCAGCCTGGTGAAATTGTACCGCCACAGGCTCCGCGTGTTCAAGCTGCTGCGCCGTTAATCGGTCAGATCGGTGGTAGCACCGGATTTGATGTGGACTTCTACAGAAACTTGTATATTGCATTGGATACGCCTCGTGTAACCATGATTAAGGGTGAACGCCGTGGTATCAAGATTGATGCATGGATTGGTGACGAAACGGTTGGACCTTCGACGCCTGGCTCAATTCCATTACAGTTTGAACCAAACTCCATCATGTGGGAAGTATTGAACCCAGCAATCATGGATATTGAAGCCTTGAATGGTAGCAACAATGCCACCTTGGTGGCCATTGCGCCGGGTATTAGTGAATTCAAAGCAAAAATTATGAAGCCGCCGGTCAATGTTGCTAAGGGTAAGTGGGATATCATTTACAACTCTAGTATTGAAATTCGTGGTGGTGGTCGTCGAGTATTATTGCCAAACGCCGTGTCTGGCATCGAAATTGTTGGTGTGAACAATATTTATACATCAACATCACAGACTTCCCAAAGATAAAACATGTCAGAAATTATCGTTCGTGAGATGACCGATGCAGAGCGTCAAACTCTGCTATACACACGACAACTAAATACATCCTTTGGGCAACCGGGCTACGGTGTTGTCGCTGGTGGCACGAACACTGCTGGCATTGATGACTTGAAAGTCGTTCAGATTACCGACGAATTTGGTAATATCCGTCGTATTTTCTTGGATAAGAATGCGCCGGATTCGGACTTAATTGCATTAGCCACCGCCGGTCAGCTCGGAACAGACGAAACTTACAATCGTTACAATATTATTGAATCACGATTGGATAGTGCTCCACAACAACAGGTGGAGTATTTTCCTGTGCTTGATGAAGAAGATCCGGTATTTCCGCCGGTTGAGGTAATTCAGCCGCCTCCGCCGCCGGTCTTTCTACCACCACCGCCTGCGCCACCGCCACCACCGGCGCCTCCGGCTCCACCACGACCACGACCAAGTTCGTATTACTTACAAGTTCGTATCGGTGTGTATGCGCCACCGGCACCAGCACAAAAGCGTGTTGATGTCAATGTCGATGTGTTGCCTGCGGTACCAATCTTTAGTTCATTTGATGTTGACATTCCGTGGACATTAGAACTCAAGCCAATTCCACTTGCATTAACCGATGCAGTATTGGCGGCATCTCGTCGTTTACTTGACGGAAAGATTCCTGCCTACTTTGACCAAGATCGAATTGGCAAGACATTATTGAATTTCGGTGATGACTTCCAGAGTGTTATTCTGAATTGGAAGTATGACGAGGCTGACAGCACCCGTGGCACGATTCTCGTTAAGTTGTATCAGCCACTCCCGGCTGAAATTGAGTTGTTTACCGAACTCTGGATTACTCGTGAACTTTCACCGAGTTATCTCGATCAAATCTTTGTGGTCTTCGTTCCGGGCGAAGGACTCAAGGTATATTTGCGTCCACCAAATCGTGATTTGAATGTTCGGGCTATTGACGGTAATGAAGTCAACAATGTCACACTACAATCTCTATTGACTTCGGGTTCTTCCAGCAAGACGGATCTCACCGATCCGGTATTGGAAGAATGGTTCATCACATCACTTGAAGGTGCAGAACTTAACATTGATTACACAAACTTCAAAAACTTTGTGTTCTATAGTTCTGCGGTTAAGCGTCTCGAAGCATTCCGTCAGAAACTCGTTACACTTGAAGACTACAATGCTATTATTGCCGAACAGTCGGCATCTATTGCTGCAGCCACGGCCGGCAATGGCGTTATGGGCTTCACCGGATCACTCGCATACGGTGGATTCCAGAGAATTTCTGAACAGCGTGTAGACCTCATTCGTTCGTTTGATGGATATGAACGATTCCTCTACTATGGTTCTGGTAGTGCATACTCATCGTCATTCAGTGATGACGGTGGTGAAGTTGACCAACTATACTATCTCGTTGATGCAACATGGCCAAAGATTAGTGGTTCGTTAATCTCGGTGGCATCTGCATCCAATGTAGATTTGTATTCGATTGGCGGTGTAGATTTTGCACCTGACGGCGACTATGATGGATTGGTTAGCTGGTGGGATGCAGTAACTTACATTGCATCTGAATATGATCGTCAAAACCAGAATCGTTTGGTTAACAACCTACCCGAATATCTGGTCAATGATGGACAATCGTCTGATTTCTTGACCTTCGTCGATATGATCGGTCACCACTTCGATGTGGTTAAGGCGTATGCAGACGCAATGCCAGACATTTATAGTCGTGATAACGATCCAACCGTGGAACTCTCACCGGACATGGTGTGGAATATTGCTGCGTCATTTGGTATTGAACTACCAAATCAGTATGCAGTAAAGAACCTCGTTGATTACACCATTGGTGAAATTGGCGCGGTATCACCGAAAGTGTATCGTCAGGTTGCTGCGGAAACTTGGAAGCGATTCCTACACAATCAAATTTATTTGTTGAAGACCAAGGGTACGAAGGCATCACTTCGTGGACTGTTAAACACCTATGGTGTATTGCCTACCACGATTCAAATCCGTGAAACTTCAACACCGTCGTTCTACACGACGCAATCATATGAGTTGATTGAAGAACAAACGAACACTCTGGACATGACGAACAATAGTTATATCCAGATCCCGTTCAGTGGGTCAGGCTTGCCGTCTGCGGAAACCGTTCAAGTTCGATTCTCAACCACGGCCGTCACGCAGAGTGTATTGTTTAATGTTAACAATGCATGGGGTGTTCGACTACTTCCACTTTCTGGAAGTTATGGTCGAGTGGCACTCGTCAATCAAGCCGGCACCTCAGTCGCTACATCATCGTTGTTCAAAATTTACGACGGTAACTACTACAGTGTCACCATCCAACGAGATGGATTGAATGCACGCTTGTGGACTCAGCGTTCCGATGAAGATGGTGACATCATTGATTCGTCATATGTCACAGCATCACTTGGATCGTGGTTTTCTGGATCGGCCTTATATCTCGGTTCCAGTGGATCATCATTTGGTGCATCGTTCATCGGTCAAATTGATGAATTCCGACTTTGGTCAGAACAACTCAGTTCCGGCACCATCAATCTACATGTCCAGTATCCTGGCTTGTATAATGGTAACTTAACGACTTCGGCCCGTGACTCATTGCCAGTTCGATTGAGTTTCAACAAGCCACGAAATCTCGGTGCAACAACTGCATCATTACAGTTTGTAGTCAACGAATCGCCGTATATCCGTGAACCAAACCGTTCACCGCTATATACACAATTCTCTGCATCTGGATTCCCGAACGAACAAACATATCCGTTTAGCATGACCACGGTCACTCGAACGGTATTGCGATACTCGCCAAATAGCGGCGGTAATCAATTTGTAAGTAACAAAATTGTAGTGGCAGATCCACCTGTCCTCCGTTACCTGTCGGATGATAGTGGATCGGGCGTACCTGTGTTGTCACATGAAAAGAGTATGGTCACGGTTGACCAGAAATTTGACAACGTACAGAGCAGTAATGTTATTGGATTCTACTTCTCACCAACAGATGCTATCAACGATAGTATTATCCGAACCATTGGTAATGTAGACATTCAAGACTATATTGGTAACCCAGCAGACCTGTATGAAGGTAGTTACTCGAGCTTGAATGCTCTGAACGAACTGTATTGGACTTACTACGCCTACGCCTACAATTACAACAGCTTTGTTGAGTTTGTTGAAAACTTACTACAACCATTGTTTGTTCAAGCTCGTAAGTTGGTGCCGGCACGATCAAAACTCATTACGGGTCTTGTTCTTGAATCGCCAATCCTTGAGCGTAACAAAATCAAGTATAACAAACTGGATACCTCTGGTCGTGGCACCTTCGAAGAAGATGTCACCCCAACATTGTATCCAGATGCACTGTCAGCACAACCGGCAGTAATTGATTCTTCGTATGATGTTCATGAAGTAACATTCGATAAGAATGCAGAAACTGCAATTGAATCCAATCTTGATAGTTTGGATAGCATTGTAGACATGAACGAAACATCGCCGGTCGAAGCTGAATATGCCTTGTATGATGCGGCATACGATTTGGATGGTATGGAAGAATTTACAGCCACGGCACCAACATATGATGCCTTGGTTGACACTGAGGCTGCCTCACTTGAAGACATTGAATTTGAAATTGCCTTCTATGATGATGAAACGGCAAAATTGGATTATCTACAATTCTTGTTGCGTCGATTCAATGCAGTAAGCACAATTCAAGTTCGTGAAGAAGACAAACAATACTTCAATCAGTTGTTAGAAACATTCCGTCCAAAGTCGAGAGTGCCTGTGCAGACAGGTATGAATCCTGACATGGCGGACAACTTCTTGATTCAGACAATTGAACCGTATGTGGACTTCTTAGATATTTCCGCAATCAATTACTTTACACAAGTAGATGGATTGTTCTTAATTCCAATTCAAGTGAAGGTTCGTATTGGAGAAGCAACCTTGACTCCATCAGGCGATTGGACCAAGGGTTCCACTTATGTAGCAAATCAGTATGTTACACAGTCGGGTCAAACTGGCGCCGCCGAAGCCGGTAATGGATTTGAATATATTTGTATTACTTCGGCTGGTTCTGGTAGTTTCATTAGTTACAATCCACCATCGTTGGACACCGATAATTGGCGTAAGATGCGATACACTTACATCGAAGGCTATAATATTCGAGTGGCCACGGAAGTTGGTGGAGTCGTCCAGCTCGCAGCATCTGGTAGCGGATATACGCCGTTTACTGGATATAATGATAAACATTACAGATTCCACCGAGATACCCGTTTGGGAACGCTCCGAAGAATTTGGTATGGTTGTAAGCAAACTGACGATACCACCCCAGATGGTGGCCCGGCAGTTGAAGTTATCCCGTCCGCCGGTGATGTTTTGGTGGTTTCGACGGGTGCCGAGCCTGTTCAGCGTGGAAATGATAACGCCGGGCCGATTTTGAATGTTCGATAATCAGAATTCCTACTATTTATCCTAGTAGTCCATCGTGGAGAATTTATAATGGCATATCTTGACAATAGCACCACAACAGTAGACGCGATTCTAACAAAGAAGGGTCGTGAACTACTTGCCAAGGGTGCGGGGTTTCAGATTTCACAATTTGCTTTGGCTGATGACGAAGTAGATTATGGACTCTATTCAACAAACCACCCGCTTGGCTCAAACTTCTACGGCAGCATCATCGAAAATATGCCACTTGTCGAAGCGTCGCCAGACGAAACGCAAGTGATGCGTTATAAGTTGGTGACACTGCCACGAGGCACAAAGCAAATTCCTATCATCAGTCTTGGCTTTGATAGTATTACGATTACTGCGGGTCAGTCCAACGCAATTCCACTCCGTCCAACGACCTCACAGGGTCTAAACGGTGCTGGGTTTGGTTACACGGCAATTCTGTATAACGCGGATGCTGCTGTGTTGGTTGGTACTGGATTGCCGGCAAATGTTGCACCGACCGCACCGGCGTTTCTTGGTGATGCAGG